ATGACGATCTCGTCGGCGGTATATTTCGCCGCGCCCGGCACAGCGGAGGTCCCGGTGCCGGATGCGGGCGCGGGTTCGGTCCCGGCTCCTTCCGGCGCGAACAGGTATGCGTCGCTTTTCTGTACGGCTGCGATGGCTGCCGCGATGTCCGCGTCCTGATTTTTACTGGACCGCAGAGCGTCAAGGTCCAGAGCGCCGCGCGCCAGCTTCGGGTTGTGCGCTTTTGCGTCTGCCAGCGCCTTGTCGATCTTCGCATCGAATGCAGCGGCCGCCAGCTTTTCGTCCCGGTCCTTTTCCGCCGCCTCCGCGCGCTGCTTGTAGTCCGCGATCTGCGCCTTTACCTGCTCCGCGTCCAGCCCTTCAAACTTACCGATGGCTTCGTTTGCAGCGTTCAGCTGTTCCTGCAGGCCGTCGGCACGCGCCGAAGCTGCGTCCAGGTCCGCCTTTGGAGCATACAGCTCGTTGATCTTCGCCTCCAGCTTTTCTTCCAGCTCCCCGGTGTAGGCGTCACCCAGCAGCTCTTTGGCAAATTCCAGTGCCATGTTTCGATCTCCTTCCTTTTGAATACAATATATATGTGCATAACAAAAGGACCCCCGTGAAGGGATCCTTCAGCTATCTTTTTATGGGCATTTTATGCCTGTTTTCACGCCGTTTAAAGCGGCCGTTATTTCCGTTTCTCCAGCAGCGCCAGTGTTTCCTCAATGGATATCGGTTCCGGCTGCGGATGCTTCTTGATGATGGCGTCGATGTCCTCGCCGTCAAATACGGCCCGCAGCTCGGCCACGTATTCTTCCACGCTTCCTTTGTAGTCGCGCAGACTGGTGAAATTCCGGCCGAACCGTTCCCGGTATTCCTTATGCAGAGCATCCGCGTTATATTCCTCCATATACTGGACTTCATAACTGCTCAAAAATCGTTCGCTGATAATCACCGGTTCCGCACCGTCGGGGCGTTTCTTGCGCCGTATTTCCGATTTGCTCACTTTGCGCGCCTCCTTAGAATAGAGATATATACGCCGCCCACAGCTCCGGCCACGCTGCCTTCACTATCTTCAGTTCCGGGCTGTTCTGTGCCTCCAGTACGAATAACTCCGCAAATATTTCCAGCGCCCGGTTATCTTCTCTGGCTGTCCAGTAGCTCTTCGAGTGTCCGCTTCCCTCAAATAGCTCGCCGCCGCTTAGCGCGGAAAAAATATCTTTCGTTGCGAGCTGTTTAATGGCGGGAGCGATTCTCCGAAACAACTCCATGCGTTCTTTCACATCCTGCACCGCATTTTCGATAGCCATTCGGAACCTGCGATTCTCATGTGACCGCATGTTCAGCACGTCGGCGCGGTGCGCCGTCTCGTGGAGTGCCACATCGTCAAAGTCCAGTCCATCGAAGCCCTCGGCTTTGGGGTTATACAAAATTGCATCCTCTGTTTCCGAATACGCAACGGCATGATGCAAGCCAGGGGCCATCCGGTACTCCGTGGGGTTGGCACGGTTGTAGTAGTCTAAGTACATCTTAACGCGGTCCGGTGCATCCGTCAACGTGTCGAGGTATTCCAGATGCCTGCGCCGGGCGGTGTCGATGTCCAGCGTGCCGTCACCACGCTTCAAGCTGCCCGCAGGCTGCGGCATTTCCAACGTGCCGTCCGGTTTCAGCACCCGGCCCAGCCCCGCCGCCCGCAGCCGCTCCGGCGCGGTGCGCAGCCCGGCCGCAGCCGAAAAACGCTTGTATTCCGCATTCAGCTGCCGTAGGAGGATGCGGCTGCTGCGCAGCTCTCCGCTGCCCAGCTTGCCCTCCTCCTGCGCCGCGGCAATACGGTCCTTGCACTGCCGGATGCTGTTCTCCAGCGCCTTCTGCTGCTGTGTGGCTTCGTACTGGGTGTAATGGCGGCCCTCGTAGGTGATGCCCTTCGCGTTTTCCCGCGCCATCTCCGCCAGCTGCTCATCCGTCCACTGGGGACTGTCCACGCCCAGCTTGATGGGCCAGGCGATGTGCTTGCAGCTCAGCGTGCCGATGCGCCGCTGCAGGCGGCTGTTCAGCCGCTTGTATTCCTTATCGCTGTACTGCCGCCCCTGATAGGGCTCATGGTCCGGCGCGCTGGCGCTGTGCGCGCTGATCTCCCAACCGTCGCACCCGCCGTCGTCGTGGTGCTTCTCGTTGATGGCCGTGGTCATTTCGCCCATCTTCGCCATAATGACGCGCTGGGCCATGAACTCCACGGAAAAAGTGCGCCCGTCCGAGCGGTCGACGGTGCGGATGCCGCGCTGCCACAGCCGCAGCGTCGCCCGCCGCACTGCTTCCTCCGGTGTCTTTGCGCCGCTGGACACCTGACGGAATACATAGTCCATCGTGCGCCGGTATACATCTTTAATAGGGTACACACGGCCGTCCACATCTGCCGCGGCCAGCTGGCCCAGCACGTTGGACACTTCCTTGCGCGTCACCTTTACATAGGCTTCGGCAATGTTCCGCAGGCTTTCATTTTCCTCCAGCGGCGCGGTCTTCTCCGCGGCCCAGCTCATGAGCTGATCCACCGCGTCGTTGGTGAGATCCGTCTGTCTGCGCAGCGTGTCCGCGATTACGTCGTCCGCGCCCGCAAGGCTTTTTGCCAGCAGAAGCTTGTATTCATCGCCAGACGATATCTGTCCGGCGGCGGTAATGCACCGGCACAGGTCGCGCAGCAGCTCTTCCGTGACGGGGCCGTAAACAGCGAGGATCAATTCCCGCAGCCCGTCGATCTCATCCGGTGTCAGTGCCATTATCTCACCTCAGCCCGGCCTGGGCGGTCAGCTGGACCATCTCCGGCATGTATTTTTCACGGATGGCCGCAAGGTCTTCCGGCGTCTCACTGGGCAGGTCGTATTTTTTTGCCAGCGCCAGCTCAGGCTTCAGCAGGCCGGCCTCCACCATCGAAAGCGTGTCGGCCCAGTCCTTGTCTGCGTCATACAAAACGCCGTTGCCCCAGCTCACGCTCAGCAGCTGCTCCAGGTCCACGGCCTGGGCGTCGCACAGCCCCAGCGCCTGGCCCCACAGGTCCGTGATGCGCAGCGTCTCCATCAGTGCATCGTACCACATCCGTTGAAGGTCCATGACCGACAGGCTGTAGTCGCCCTCGCTGCTGCTGATCTCCTTTGCCGTGCGTTCCACAGCCTCCACATCCGATAATATGCCGCGTTTCAGGCCGATGATATTCTCACACGCCTTTAAATAGCTTTGCTTGCGCCGTTCAAAGCTCTCATCCCGCAGCGTGGGGGAGAAGATGGTCATGCCCACGCTGGCGTCGCCGTCCAGCCCGACGAACACGTCGTCCTTCAGCCGCATCACGCCGCCCTCCGGGCCCGGCGTCATAAGCATATCCGAGCCCGCCACGATCCGGCTGCGCCCCAGCTCGAACTCGCGCCCCAGCTGGTACTCGTTTTTGTAGATGTTGTGGATCAGCTGCACCGCGCCCTCGTATACGCTCACGCCGTCCGGGCTTCCGTCCACGTTATTTGCCATCGGCAGCCGGATGTAGGTCATGCCCAGCCCACCGAAGGGCACGCTGTAGGTGTGCTCCGGGGCCAGCGCCGCATACTGCGGCAGGCTGTCCAGCCGCACCTCATGCCCCAGTGTGCTGCTGTTTTCCGACACATACAGCTTGTACCGGATGGTCAGATACCCGCTGCCATCCACAGTCCGGCGTTCCAGCAGCGTGTAGTAGTCGGAGCCCGCCCGGCTCCGCTCGCTCATCAGCACGTCCGTGATGCCGCGGGGCCCGCGGGCCAGTACGTTGTAGCAGTCGCGCCTTACCACATGATAGGCAAGCCGCTCCGTGCCGTCCGGTGCAGGCTTCAAAAAGCCTTCGCCGCCCACCATGACCCACTGCAGCACGTCCTGCTTTTCGGCGTCGATGAGGCTGCGCTGCCCGTCCAGCCACGCTGTTTTTCCGGTGCCGTTTTCCATAAAGCTGGAATCGTACTCCGCAAAACAAGCCTTTGTCAGTTTGTTGGTGATGGTGTAGGGGATGCGCTGCGCCGGGTCTTCGTCCTTGCCCTTCACCGCTTCACGCATGAAGAACAGCTCGAACCACTCCCGCACCGCCGCCTGCATAGCCGCTGTGCTGGTGTCCTTCAGCCCCGCCGCCTGCGCCCCTGTGATGGCGGCGTCGTCAAACAGCGCCCTTACGACTGCGTTCATCCGCCGTCACTCCTTTCGATCCGAATTTCCGGCTGCTTTGCCCGCAGCCCGCGCTCCACGCCGTTGATGTATGCCCGCAGCGTGCGGTTTTCCGCCTCCAGCTCCCGCACACGCTTCTGCGCCGCCGCCAGCGCGTCGCCGTATTCCAGCACCGCCCAGCTGGGCAGGTACTTCTTCAGCAGCCAGTCCTTCAGCTTCATTCGTCATGCTCCTTTGCGCTGCCAGATGCGGCTGCAGGCATACCGCGCCGCGTCGATTCCGTGGTCGTTTGCGTCCATCAAAGTCCCCAGCACCGTGCCGTCCGGCGCTACCTCGTACTCCCATTCCAGGAACTCCTGCAGCGTGGGCGCGCAGCGGTCCGGGTCGATCACAATGGCGTTCAGCCCCTGCAGCCACCGCACGCCCAGCTCACGGCTGCCCGGCCCTTTCCGGGCAGACCAGCACCGCAGGCCGTAACTGCGGTAATCCGCGCAGGCTTTTTCATCCGCAAGATCTGCCAAAATCAATTCACCGGGTGTGACTTTGCTTTTGACAATTCCGGCCGTAACCTTATTCGACATTTTGTTACCGCGCGCCTCGTCGAAGATGTACAGCGTCCGGGTGCCTGCGTGGTAATAGGTGCGGATAAACACCCACGGGTCGGGGTAGTACCCCCAGTCCACGCCGCTGATGATGTTGTCGAAGCCCGCGATCTCCTTCGCCGTGATCTTCCGGCTCAAGATGTTGTCGAACACCTGTGTGCCGCTGCCCACCATCTCGCCCAGGTACATGTGCCGGTACTTCAGCGGCTTTGTCTTCCGTAGCCAGTCCGCACCGTCCAGGAACTCCTTGCCCAGCCAGTCCCGCGGCGCATCCAGATACGACGAATGATGCACCAGCTTGCCCGGCTGCTGCTCCCGCGCGTACCGGTTGGCCCAGTTCCGCGCGTTGGCGGGCGGGTTGAAGCTGATGAGTGTTAAGGTCGGGTTGCTCCCCGAGCCGCGGAACGCGGACTGCTTCACGCTCAGCACCGCGTTTTCGCCCCGGCGCAGCTGGTCCGCTTCCTCGAACCACAGGCAGCCGATGTATCCAAACTTCGGCTTGATGCCCTTTATCTTCATCTCATCGTCCAGGCCGCGGAAATAGATGGTCTGGCCCGTGGGCTTGTAAATGAGGCGAAGAGGGCTCTTTTTCTCCAGAAAATGCTCTGACAGCCCCAGCTTTGCGACAGCCCACAGCATCTGCGAGTACACGCTGTCCTCCAGCGTGTTTCCCATCTGCCGCATCACCAGCGCGTGGCTTTGCGGCCACTTCAGCAGCCACAGCACGATCTCCACGCTGCAGAACGAGCTTTTCAGGCTGCCGCGCCCGCCCTCCTCCACCAGTGTATGGGCCCGCTGCTCCCGGACCGCCCGGTGCGAAGCATAGAACCCAGGCCCGATCACGTTCTTCAAATCGACCGTCACCGCCGGGCGGCTATATGCTGTCAATGATGTTCACCTCCGCCGCACCGCTGCCGGATTCCTTCTGCATGTCGTTCCACAGCCGGATTGCATCCATATCGCCGGCCTGGCATTTTTTCAGCAGTGCCGCGTGAATCACCGCCGCTTCGTCCGTACTGTATTTTTCCACCAGCTTATCCAGCAGCGCAAGGTAGTCCCGCTTATTCACCTTGGTATACTGTGCATGTAGCGTTTTTAAATCTTTTAAAATGTTAAATTCCTTTTTCTGTTTTGCCTGCTCAACACCCTCCAAAAGGGCGGTTATGCTGCTTTGAGGGGTCCGTTTCATGCGCTGCTCCTTTCCGGCACGAAAAAACAGGCCCCGAGAAGGGCCTGCGCGCCGTTTTGTATTGCTATATGGCTTGGATATATCCCTGCTCTTTTAAAAGCTCTTAAAAGCATTTATTCCGGGCTTAAAAGCATATATGTCATAGCGGCGGGATGCAGCATCCGTTTTTCGCCGGGCGCGCTTCGCCATCCGGCCGTTTCCGCCCGGTTTTTTGCCGCTATGCCTGCCAGACCATCCGCAGGGGACGAATCGACCCTGTTTCACGCCCGGTTTTCTTGTCGCTTTAAAAGCTTTTTAAACTCCTGCTTAAAAACAGGTTTTCAACGAGTTTTCACACCGGTTTCAACTTTTCCACATTTCCCGGTGTGCTGCGCCGCACGCAGCGGGGGAAGGGGCAAACCGGGCAGCCGCTCTCATGCATGGCCCACACGCACCGCGTGCACAGCTCCGGCGGCTCCTTCAGCTTCGCGCCGGAGAGCTTCCGTGCCAGTTCGCGCCGCGGGTCTTTCCGCTTCACTGAGCATCACCGTCCACAGGGATGACGCCGAACCGCACCCGCCGGGCCACGCCGCCCAGCTCCGCCGTCACATACGCCCGGCGCTGCCGCCGTTCCATCCGCACCGGGCAGTTCGCAAACGCTGCCAGCGGCCCGTCCAGAACATGCCAGCCACCGCCGGGGAAGAATATCACCCGGCTGGGCTCCAGCGTCTCGTCACTGTCCAGCCGCCACCGCAGCGCCTCCCGTGTGTCCAGCGCCTGCGGCTCTCCGCGCTCCAGACCCAGCCACCGGATGACGCCGGGGACAGGGGAAACGAGATGGAACAACGCCGCGTTATAGTCCGCGCCCACAAACACATATCCCGGCAGCAGCAGCCGCTCCTCGCTCTGCCACCGGCCCCGCCGTCGTATCTCCATCCGCTGGGCCGGGGCGCGGGCACACACGCCCTTGCGCCGCAGCGCCGTGCATACGTCCCGTTCCGTTCCGGTCAGGACCTGCAGTACGTACCATTTCATCCGCGCTGCGCCCCTTTCTGCCGGCGCTCCAGCGCCGCCACGAGCTGGCGGTACAGCTCCGGATGTTCCGTGCCCAGGGCTGAGAAGAACTCCGCCTTCAGCTCGCCCATGGCGGCCTGCGTGTCATCCTTGCTTTGAATATCCAGTCTGCGGGCGTACGCCACGGCTTTTGTCTGCGCATTCATCTCCCGCAGCAGCTTATCCAGCGCGATATCGTTCCACTCTTCGTCCGGCTTCGACAGGATGGCGTCCAGGATCTTCTGCCCCGCCACCCGGTTGATCACCTCGGAAAAATCCAGTTCCGGATACTTCGCCGCTTCCCGCACCATGGCGTTCATCCGCTCGTTTGTCACACGGATATCCTCCAGCGAGGCCAGCAGCTTTCTGCTGTAGGTGCTGATCGCCTGCAGGCTCAGCGTGACGTCCAGGCTCGCCAGATACTTCTGAATATCCGCGAGCGTGCAGGTGTTCGTCGCTTTCACCATCTCATCCACGACGTCGCGGACCTCGGGCGGCAGCTGTGATATGGTGCTGCGGCTCCTGTTTTTTTCGCGCATCCTCAAGCCCTCCTACATATCTACCAGCGGGTCTTTCTTCACGCAGCGCTGCAGCTGGATGCCGCGCGGCGTCAGCTTGACCTCCAGGTCCTCCAGCTCTGCGTCCGAAACGCTGGACGGGGCTTTGTCCTCGATGCATCGCACTTGCAGGTATCCACTGTCCGCCAGGTAGTTGATGCTGCTGCACAGCGCCATCCGGTCCATGCCGCCCGCCAGCGCCAGCAGCAGGCTCTTCAGCTTTAAAAATTTGAAATCGCAGCCCGCGATGGCCAGCGTGCGCATCACAGTCCCGTTGTTGGCTGCAAGCTCGCCGGCTTGCATCTTCCGGCGCAGTTCATTTTCATCCATCTCAGTTGCCTCCCTGCTTCATCATGAACTCCATCAGACGGTCCAGCTTGTTTTCCAGCTTCAACTGGCTCTGCAGAAATTCCTCCCGTCGGATGCCGTTTTCCTTGATGTCCTTGACATCGGCGGACATAGCTTGAATTTCGGTGCGCATTTCGGTGCGCATTTCTTTCATTTCACGGCGCACCGCTTCCAGGTCCTTCTGGTGGTCGGTGCGCGGGGTATAGTTCTCGCGCACTTCTTTGATGTCCGCCCGGTTTTCATCCAGCTGCCGGAACACCGAGCGACCAAACAAAAAGCCCACCAGTCCTACAACCGTTGTTACGATGACTGTCAGAAGCCACCAGGTTCCGGCATCGAACGTCATTGCGATTTCCTCCGTAAATACAAAAAGATAAGGCACGATGCCCTCGTTGTGAGTTCATCATACCTTATCTTTTAAAGACTGTTCCACTCAGATTTTACAGCAAAACAGTCACACATCGAACAGCGTACACTGCCCATCCAGCGGGGCGCGCCGTATCTGTTCTGTTTTTTCACGCACGATTCCGCGTACGTATCCCTCGCTCAGATTCCACTTTTTGCACAGTGCATAGACGTTTGAACCGTCGTACTCATCACGGATCAGTCTGTCACGGATAGGAATAAGGAGCTTGTCCGCCTGCGGGATGTACACCCGGCCGGTGCCGCCGTACACATCCACCAGCCGCCGGAAAGCATCCATGCCGATGGTTTCTGCCAGCTCCCGTGCTTCGCCTTGCAGATCCTCCAGCTTCAGCTCGTTCAGTAGTTCATTCCTCATTTTCCGGCCGCCTCCCGTTCCCGGCGGTATCGGTCGCTGTGCAGGTATTCCAGCTCTTTGCGCTCGGTCAGCTTCTTGAGACCTTCGATCAGGGCGTTACCCTGGGAAAACGTTAAAAACCGGAACGGCTGGGTGGGGAAGGCTGTCACGCCGAACTGCCGGCTGATCAGCCCACACAGCCTGTCCCGCAGCTGTACGCCCTCCGGCGCGGGATCATA